CCTGCTTGGAAGTGCGATTCAGCTTGGCCACGGTTCAATCTGCCTTCACGCGCAATTCGTTCATTATTGGCAATATTGTTTGCGCTTTCCGTAATCGGCGTGTTACTCAAAACATTAGCCGCGCCACCCAGGCCAGGAGTCGATACAACTTGACTTGTCCCGCCAAGGTTTTGGACATGAACTGTAGGTTTATTCAGTTCAATAAACTTCGTCATCCCCAATGCGTTTTTCTGTTTCCAGTCTTGGAATGCTTGCGGGCTTTGTGCGGCCTGTTGAATGCTTGCCTGTGCCATCTGGTATTGCTCAGGCTTCATAATGCCTTGGCTAACGCCCTGCTGTGCCCAGGCCAACGCATCCTCTGGCGTATTGACATTCGTCAGTTGGTCACGATGTTGCGCCATTTTCAGCGCATCGGTTTCAGACAGCAGTTTTCCAGACTGTGCGCCCAAGTGAGATACATCAGCCTGCGTTTTCTGCTGTTCAAGCATTTTCTTTTGCAGTTCAAGCGCTTTTGTCGGGTTGCTAGTTGACAGCAATTTATACAACGCGTTCATATCGCCGCCCGATTGCTTGGCAGCTTGCCGGTAGGCCTGTTCGTCAGAAAAAGCCTGTTGTTTTTGCTGTGAGCCTAACTGCGCATCCTGCAATTGGTACGCATGCAGCAGCGCATCCATCGGGGATGTAACTTTAGGCTGTTGTATCTGCCCGTAGATTGATGCGTCAACTGGCATGATTAACCCAATCCATAAGATGAATCATTGTTATAGCCACCATACCCAGTCCCACTCCAAGGCGATGGCTGAGACATTAGTTTATTCATCATGTTGTATTGCTGGAAATTGTTAGCCGCGCCATTCAATGCGCCACCCCATGCGTTACCGCTTGCAATACTTGCCGCGCCCTGTGCGTTGCCCAATCCGGTAAGGTTAGAACCCACCTGATTAGCGTATTGACCACCTAGTGACCCGACGTTATTCACGCCCAACTGCCCAGCGCCTGTGAGGTTACTCAACTGGTTGTAGGTGCGCGTTTTGTTGGTGTTGTCGCGGTTGAATGCGTCGTTGAATTTAGTCCCGGCATAGTCTTGTGCGAAGCCTTGCGCAGCTTTCAATGCCTGCCCGCTAAAGTAACCACCGCCTGCCGCGTTCTTACGGTCAAGCGCCATCAGGCCTTGATTCATGCCGAACTGATAGCCTGGTTCGTTTTGCAGGTCTGAACCAGTGAAATTGCGAGACAGTGAACCAAAATCAGCCGACGGGGTTTGCGGCGTCTGACTTGATTGTTGAGACAACTGCTGTTGAATGGCAGAATTGAGCCCGCTTTCGTCAATAGTCGGCGCACCGTCTTTGTATTCCCATGCGCCAGTCGGGACGTTACCTTCACCCATCACCGGAGACATAATCTGGCCGGTCTTTGTGAATTGTGGAGCCAGGCTTTGCCGCAACTGGTCATAGGTTTGGGTAGACTGCGGAGCTTGTCCACCACCTCCACCCAATCCCAATAGTTCCATCAGCTTATTGCGTGAAGTATTGCCGGCATCAATGACCGGCTGGTTTAGCCGTACGTTGTTGTCATAAATGTACTTTTGAAGGTCGTTCGCTTTATTGGTTGCGGCAGTTTGTGCGGCAGCTGCATTGCTGGCAGAGCTACTGCCAAACAAACCACCTAATACACTTGCCCCTGCTGAAATCCATGGCATGATTAATCCTCCTTCAATACATTGTCAATCTGCGCCGGGTCTGTGCAATCCGTCGCATGAATACAGTTCCACACAGCATTGGTAATCGCCAACACTTGATGTGTTTTACCGGCTTTTACAGTTACCACCATCGGGCCTGTTATCTCTTGCGCTTCGCCATCCACTTTTAACCTGACCGTCCCGGATGCCAACAGAGAAAGATGGTCATGCGAATGCGCGTGTTTCTCGCCCCACTCCCCGGCCTCGAAGTGGGTTTCTTTGATATACACGCCAGCGCCAAAATGGTGAACTATTTTCACGATACAGCCCCCACACCATCCACCCAAACATTCGGGTTATTGCTTCGCAGCCAAACAGGTTTACCCAATGTCGTATCAAAGTAAACCATGCCAATCCAAAGATTAGAGACTGGCCTATTTGCAGTAACTCCTGACCTTTGCCCCATGACCGAAATATCGTGCACCCGCTGCACCCAGGCCATCCAGGGCTGCGTGATATTCCCGTTCTCGTCAACCAATATCGAGTTACTGGGGAAATCGAAGCCAGTTCTAGCCATTATTCCACCTTACCCCACGCGGCCACCAAAGCCACCTTTACCGGGTCTGTAATGCGGAATTTCATTGTCCAGTCACGCGCACGGCCAAGACTGTTCCACACGGCACGCGCTTTATAAAGCCCAATTTTCCCGATACTGCGCCAGATTTCAGCGCCATACGTATGCCCACCGTCCCGCGATATTTGCAGCATCATTTGCGGGTCTGTACCTTGCCCGCTAACCAAACCCACACCTGCTTCAAGTTCAAGCCACATCTGGTTAATTTTGGAGTAACGGCCAGTAGCCTGATGCCTGCAAATTAGCTCCCTGATAATTGTCTGTCCATTATCGGTGAATGTGTTTTCATCCAGGCGATAAATTAGCCCGTTTTGATAGTCAGTGACGTAAAACTGGTTCAAATACTGAATCTGCATCTCGGCCCGATGCCTGCCTGTGCCGGACTGTAATTTGCTCCAACTATTTGATTGAGAATCGTACAGCCATGAGGCGTTAGCCGTGGGAAAGTTAATCTGGTAGAAAATATGGCCGCCCTTCATGTAACTAAAGGCGGTTGCATCACTAACAGCAGAATACCCATTGATGATGGTGTCCATATCAGGTGTCGATATGGCTTGCGCGTTGTACCCAACAAGGGAGCAAACCTGCACAGCACCCAAGCGGTTTTTGCGCAAGAAAGCCAAGCTGTTATCAAACTTCACCAGAGACTGCCTGGCCGCCAAGCCCCATTCAATAGCAGAGCCGCCAATCCGGGCAAATGGGAAATCTACCGCGCCAGAATCTCCCCAGAATTCAGTCGTGTTGTCACCAAATAGCATCAATTGCCCGTTATTCGATAGCACCCGGACTAGGTTATCCGGGTTACTTTCTGCCGTGGCAAAGTCCAGTGCATTCCAGTTCAAGCCATCATAAAGTGCTGAAATCTGGAATTTCCCGCTATTCGGGACACTGACGATGAAATACCCATTCTGGAATGTGACCGTATCACCGCCCAAAAAATCCACATCGGTAATCTGCGCGAATACTAGGGTTTGCGTGTTGTAGATGTAACCCTTAGTCCCGTCCACCAGAATTATCTGTGTGCCATTGTCCACAATGGAAACAAAGCCGCCAGTGGTTACAAGTGAGCCTAAATTCGTTTTAGTCCCGTCATTTGCTTCGCGCCAGAAAGTGCCAAAGTTCACAAAGTACTTATAGGCACCCATTGAGTAAACCCCACGCGTAGGGTTTGCGCCATAGTTGGAAGTCGCAACAAGCCCAGGCGTGCCATAAATCGCCATGGTGTTTGTCTCAGGGTCGCTCTGAATCTCGCAATACAGGTTTAACCTCTGTTGCGCATTCACGTTGACCGACTTGGACGATTGCCCAAGCCCGAATAAAGGAATCGGTTTAAGCACCGGCCCTCCAATCAACATAACCGTTTACAGGCAATACGATACGGGGCATATTAAGTATCAATGGCTTTCTATTCGCCTTCACCAGCATGCGCTTTGTATTGATGGCGTTCTGAGCCACCGAAGCAGGGATAGAGGCTCCGTCAAACTCAGCCCCATAGTTCACCGCCAGATTGAAGGCTAATGCCTCCTCATAACCTGGGGGTAGATTAACCTGCGTCGTAAGCGCTGCAAAGCTGGTCAGCGGTTTCATTGACCACAAATTAAGCTGTGAAGTATCCGTAGGCGTGGGGTAAACAGTAACCGTCAGATTAGGGTAAGTCGCTTCGTATTTGAAACCCCACGGATAGACATTGGTTTGCCCTTTGTAAGGGATATCGTTGTATTGACTAAGCGCCACCAGTGGGCAGGGGTAGCTCACGCCTTGATACACGATATAGGCGTTATCTAGAACCTCTTGCGGGCGCGTAGTTACAACCGTGCCAGTCGGCCCGAGCGTGTAAACCGTGGTGCTTGCAGAAATCGTAATTTGGTCTAACGTTTCTGCGTTAATCAGCAGATTGCTATTTGCCCATGAGCCGAGCATTGAGTTCAGAGCATAAAGTCCACTGACCGCTTCGTCAGAAGTAGGGGCCTCGCCCAGTGAATAAACACCAGCCAGACGCATGGCCCTACTGATAATGTCTAGTGCAGTCGCCATAAACCCTCCATTGCAAAAAGGGCCTCTTGCGAAGCCCCTTTAACCTTGTGGGTTAGTAGTTCGGGAATTCGCCCGACGGCATGATGATGACCCAATCAATCACCGTAGTGGCGGTGGCGTTAGCCGTGCCAAAGATAGTAAATGAGCCAGCAGCAGGCGCGATACGCTCCACGCGCAGCAAAGTACCGTCAGCAGCGGCCTGATTGATCACTGCGAAGATTTTGCTATTCACGTTGACGAGCGAGTTAGTCACCACCACGCTGGACGAGCCAGCAGCGATAGAGACACGGCCTTGCAAGGCGTTCGCGGTCACAGCACCCGTTGCAGTCGGAGCCGAAGCAGCCGACGAAGCAACAGCGGCCAGACCTTGAGCCACCAGCGCGGCCTCAGTGGTCGTATCCAGAGATACGATGGTGCCGGATGCGTATCCAGCGTAGGAGCGGTTAAGAGTAACGGTCATGATATATGCTCCTTACAGGGTGTAGTATTTCGTCGAAAGTTCGGGATAAGTTGCTACCCACCCAAACAAGACGTCCAGACGCCAGATAGCGTTATCGTTGATACCGTCATAGAACTGGGTCACTTTGACAGTGAAACCATTGTGCGTTTCCTGTGCAACGTCAATCACACCACGGCCACCTTTGGGCGCCCACATCGGCACCATCGCCAGCGTGAATGCATCTTTGTGATAAGCCACGTTCGTGCTGTAGTTGGTCGAAGCAGCGCCAAGGATGACGTAAGGTGCGCCAGTAGTGGGCGAAGCGCTCACGTTCTGGAATGCGCCGGAAGTCACCAGCGCAGGGCTAACAGGAATCGAGGTAGCACCAGCCGACACATCAGCAGTAACCACGAAGTTAGCCAGCACGCCGGTAGAAACACGCGACTGGGGATTGACAGCAAACACACCCGGCAGGGTGATGGTCGTTCCACGAGTCAGCGTGCCGCCAGCCACAGCCACCACGGTTATGGTAGAACCAGTCTGACCGGCACCGTTGACGTTGGTTGCAGTCGCAGCACCGTTCGTGTGAACGTCCACATTCTGATCCATCATCGGGCTGATGCCGAACGAGTCCTGCATGTAGCCGGTGTTGTATTGCCCAGAGACTTTCGCAGCGTTGTTGAACAGACCGGCGTAGCCTTGAATCATCGCGCCATTCAGTGCGGGGTTCATGCAGAATGAACGGCCACCGTCTTTTACAGGCGCACCCATCTCATCCAAGCGGCGGTTGGTGTCAGTCATCGCCTGCACTGCCAGCGCTTGAGTCGTGGGCAAAGCGCCTGCCGTATTCAGCGTGTTGAACGTCGAATAGTGGGCCAGTGCCAAGCCTTGG